TTCGCAGAGCAGGCGCATGCTGCCACGGAAGCTGTAGAATTGAAGGAGAATACATTACCTCGCCTAGAGCCGGTGCCGCAGAGTAATACTAGTAAGAATATGAAGTTATGTACAACGTGTTCCTATTGTGGCTTCAAGAAGGAGTGTTGGCCTGATATGCGGGTGTTTAACTACTCGACAGGCCCAGTGTTCTTGGTTAAAATTGTAGATGTTCCACGAGTGCAGGAGATATTGTGACTCCACGAAATATGACACCAGAAGAATCCTACCGCTACTACTATGCCGAAGGGGAGTTCGCCCTGGCACAACTATACAAGAGTATTTGTGAAAGTGAAGACTACACAACCTCCTTAGAAAAGGAACTTAATGACAAGAGCGAGTGTGCAAATGAAGACTGACTTGAGTGGGGAGCTAGGGCCTTTGCCACCAACACGAGTGTTGGATAGGCACCTACCTACCGGCATTGCGCTGCACGGGTATAACGCGGAAGACATGCGTGCATACGCCCTGCAAGAGCGCGAGCGGTGCGCCGATTACTTGGCGCAGCAGGCAGCGCTGTGCCCCGAAGACAGTGTGGGCCGTGCGATGCTGGAAAGCGTGTCGGCCGTGGTGAGCACGCGAGCGCAGCGACTGACGCGACAGCAGGCCCTGGCGCTGCACACGATGCTGGACCACTACGGCGGCGACCCGCGCACGCGGTGCCTTGTGGAACTGCTGCCAGACAACCTGCGGCGTGACTTTGGGGCCTAACGTTCGAGCTAAGCTGCCCGCCTTGGCGGGTCAGATTGAGCGAGGGGTTAGCCGGCCCCCACAAAGCTGGCACGACAAAGGACTGACGATGAGCAACGGTGTAACTGTTCTGCCGGATGGCAGCGCGTTTGCGGTGGCAAGCGGGCCGCTGCCGAAAGACCACTGGCTCTACGCGCCGCGCGGCGAGTGGGACAGCGAGCGAGACGAGTACGCGGAATGCCCGCGCCCAATCCTGACCAACGCGCAACGCGAGGCCGTGACCGCCGCCGCGCGCTACGCCATCCGAGGCGCCACGATGTGCGGCCAGGATCAGGACTTCGACCCCGACGCGCTGGTGCTGAACCTCTGCTACGCCCTGTGCGGGCCGGCTGGTGGCGCGCTGCTGCCTGCGGATGCCGGCTAACGTTCGAGTTAACATTAAGGAGTATTAATATGCTTATTGAAATAGATGGTGATGCAGTAGATAAAGTTGTTGCCGAGTCACTGTTAAATACCTACCGTAATGTGCAGGAGAATCCTTGCAATATTCCCATCTTCTCAATGGATAAAGAAAAAGAAAAGAAAAAGGTAGATAAGCTACTGCGCAGCATAGAGAGGGTGCATGACTGGTATAATGCCACCCCACTAAAGCAGCGGCTGAAGAGTGAGAAAGCATTGGAAGAAATCTCTGCCATTGGTCAAGAACTTAACCTATGAAGCTATTAGTCATACCTGACGCACAGGTTAGAAAGGGAGTGCCCCTTGACCACCTTGAGTGGGCAGGGAAATACATTGTAGATAAGAAGCCTGATGTCATAGTGAATTTAGGGGATTTTGCTGATATGCCCTCCCTATCCACTCATGACAAGGCAGGTAGCAAACACTTCGAGGGGCTTCGCTATAAAGATGACATTGAAGCAGCGCATGAGGGCATGGCAAAGCTGCTAGGCCCTTTGCTAGAACTGCAAGCGCAGCAGAAGAAGAGCAAGGAGAAGGTGTACAAACCTCGCAAGGTGATGTTACTTGGTAATCACGAGAATCGCATTGACAGAGCCATTAACAACCTACCCATCCTAGAGGGCACCGTCTCAACCAAAGACCTACGGTATGAAGATCATTGGGAAACCTACCCTTTCCTCACTCCTGTCACCATTGAAGGTGTGGTGTTTAACCATTACATGCCAGTGGGCCTTATGGGTCGGCCAGCAGGTAGCGCAGCTACCTTGGTATCTAAGTGCCATCAAAGCTGTGTTGTAGGCCATCAACAAGGTCGTCAGGTAGCTTACGGGCGGAGAGCCGATGGTAGTTCAATTACCTGTATTATCGCCGGTTCGTTTTATTTGCACGATGAAAGTTATATGGACGTAACAAGCAACAGGTATTGGCGAGGGTTAGTTATGCTCCACGAAGTGCAAGATGGTCATTTCGATGAAAGTTTTATTAGTATTGACTTCCTACGTAAAAAGCATGGGCGGTAAAAAGCGAGGAAATTATGGCTACTGAAACAGGAACTTGGAGGAAGATGAGTCCTCGGGAGTGGATATACATCACATCCGCCTCTGCACAATTGCATATAAAATTTAATGGTAAAGTAGCCCACATAACTACTGAAGGCCATTGGTACGTGACCAAAACATGCCTTGATGAATTAGTAGATGCCCTCACCCATTTAAGAGAGGAAGTATATGGCAAACGAAACCTACCATGAGAAGCTGCTTGCCGTTAGGGAGTGGGCTGAAGAGAACATTGACAGCATTGATGGATTTTGTGTAATGTTTGACATTACCTTGGAAGATATGATAAAATGTTTCCCTGATGCATTAGTGAAAAAGTTTAACAAGGTGTTTCCAGACGGGGAAGATGATGGGCAAGACGAAGAAGAAGACGCATGGCGGGGCTATTCCGTTGAAGAAGAGTGACATTCTAGAAAGGGGAAGGGCCATTAAGCGAAAGGCCCTTAACAGGGCTAAAGATAGAGAGAGTTTGGAATCCATTAAGGAATATGTTTATGACGACAAAAACCACTTTTGAATGGGTAAAAGATAGCGATGGCATATACAGCTTACAAACACCTAGTGATGCCGTCCTAACCTGCACGCTAGTTCAGGACGATATGGGATATGCTCAGCTATTCTTCGGCCCCGGTGAAACTGCCCAACCGGATCGGTCGGGTTGGTATGTCAGAGAAGAAGATTTGGACTACCTCATCGGGGCTTTAACAGACATTAAAGAGAAGGTGTATAAGAAATGAAGACAGCACCAATTAGTGTTACCCTCATTAATAGCTGTGGAACCTTAGGAGAACCACATGAATAAGTTTGAAACTGTCGTTGTCATTACCACCTTTGTAGTGTGCAGCATTGCCTCATTCTTTGTGGGGCATTTCCTCGGTGGCATCCAGCGGCAGCAACTCATTGTGAATGAGTGCAAGGAAAGCAACCTCTACCTAGACCGGCGCCTTGCACTAGAGTGCCGTGCTAATGAGGTTAGCAGGAAATCTGTGTGATGCCAGTTGAAGGATGGACAGAAGGGCGTTACAACGCTTTTATCACTTCAACCCTACGGAGTGGGATGCGTAGATACCCGCCAAAGTGGGCCTGCCTTAAAAACTCTTTTGTAGGGAAGAAGAAAGGCAAGAGTGGTAGGGAAGCGGCGCACTATCGCTGTGCCTCGTGTTCCTTGGAATTTACTAGTAAGGATGTTCAAATTGACCACATTGCCCCTGTAGTGGACCCTGCCGTGGGCTTCACCACCTGGGATGAATTTATTAGTAGGTTGTTTTGCTCTGTAGAAAACCTGCAAACATTGTGTACCCCCTGTCACAAGGAGAAATCATTATGCGAGAAGAAATCTCGTGTAAGGAAGATTCAAGAGCCCCTCACGGATTTGACAGAAGTAGCAGTCATTCCGAAGGAAGATATGTCTGTGAGTGCGAAAGTTGGCAACCACCAGAAGGAGAACGTATGGACGAAGACGGCTTCATTGATGCAAGCCCCACCCCCGAAGAAGAGGCAGAAGCCTCCTTCTACTTCTTCATCAAAGATGTTGAAACCTACACGAAAAGCGGCAAGTGGGGCCCGCGCATCTGGAAATCCCTTGACGAAGAAACCAAGGAAATCTGGCGCAACATGATGAGAGTAGAACTCATGGGCCTGACAATTGCAGTGAGGGAGGGTAGCAATGGCACTAGGGCTTGAACTTGTCCGAGGTGTTGGCCTTGGCATTGAATTTCCTGGGGATGGTTTTCATGTGGTAATTACCCTCCTTATCCTACGTGTGTTTCTAGCTGATGAAGAAGTATTGAAAGATGAGTGATTTTAATAACTACCAAAACTTAGCGTGGGATTATGCATTACCTAGCGCACAAGATGATTACTACCTACTCACAGGTATTCAAGGTGAAGTTGGGGAGCTTTCTTCTCTATTTGCTAAAGCCTACCGCGATGAGGAGGAATTACCTGTAGAGCATATTAAAAAGGAACTTGGTGACATTCTTTGGTTTGTATCCTGCATGGCACACTACTGGGGATGGACACTCAGCGATGTTGCCCAGACAAACCTAGATAAGCTGGAAAGCCGCAAGACGCGCGGTGTTATTTCTGGTAGTGGTGATAACCGATAAGGAGAATAAATGACGACACCTTGGTCTACTGTTGGCTATTTAACTTACAAGCGCACTTATGCTAGGCGCCTAAATGACGCCGATTCCACCTCTGCGACTGAAGAATGGGATGACACTATTAATCGTGTCCTCACTGCTTCTGATAAGCAACTTAATGTCGGCTTTACGCTAGAAGAAAAAGAGCGTATGCGAGGCTATATGCACTCGCTAAAGGGCACTGTTGCAGGGCGCTTTCTTTGGCAACTTGGCACCCGCACAGTGAAGGATTTGGGCCTACCCTCCCTGCAAAACTGCGCCTTCACTGTTGTTGACCAACCCGTGCGCCCATTCACATGGGCCATGGATATGCTGATGCTTGGTAGCGGTGTAGGTTATAACATTCAACGTGAGAATGTTAATAAGTTGCCGAAGGTAAAGCGTGGCTTCAAGGCCCCTACACGAAATGATGGTGCTAGTGCTGACTTCATTGTGCCTGATACCCGCGAAGGGTGGGTAAAGCTACTGGGTAAGACGCTAAAAGCGGCATTCCTAGCCGAGCGTAAGGAAGATCGTACCTTTACCTACAGCCCACAACTCATCCGTGGTAAGGGCGCCCCCATCCGTGGGTTTGGCGGTGTTGCTAGTGGTCCTGAGATTCTGTGTGATGGCATTGCACAAATCTCTGATATTCTGGAAAAACGTAGTGGCAAGAACGTGCGTCCAATTGACTGCCTTGACATTATGAACATCATTGGTTCTATTGTTGTAGCAGGTAATGTGCGCCGATCAGCACAAATTGCCATTGGGGACTGTGACGACATTGAGTATTTGCTCGCAAAGCGGTGGGATATGGGTAACATTCCCTCCTGGCGTGCCATGTCCAACAACAGCGTTGTGTGCAATGACGTTGCTGATTTGCACGAGTTGTTTTGGGACGGGTACCTTGGCAAGGGTGAGCCCTACGGTCTTATCAACCTCAATCTTTCCCGCAAAGTTGGACGCCTAGGTGAAACTGAGTATCCCGATCCGCTTGTGCAGGGCTACAATCCGTTGACAGTAGCGGCCTG